TGCACCCCGCCCTGATGTCGGCTCTGTACGGCCTCGCTAGGCACGAGGAGTGCACTCTGGAGCAATTAGTGGTCAAGCTGATCAATGACGGATTGACCGTCCGGCTGAAGATTAGTGAAATTAGGGTTCTGGAACAGGTTCAGCGCCGCGACACCAACCAAGTCATGGGCAGCACCACCAGCACCCCATAGACCCCCAACGTCGCCAGCCGGTACGGGTCGGGCTGCGCCAGGGCCATCCAGGCCAGGAAGCTCGCCCCGCAAACCGAAACCAGCAGAATGAGGCGGCAGGCCAGCACCACGGTCAGCACGTTCAGTGCCCCCATCACCCCCGCCTTCCAGGCCGCTCGGTGCAGGAACTCGGGTGGCGGACTAGGCGGAGTCGCGGTCGTCGCCGTCGTCGAGTTCGAGGAGATCATCTCCGTCATCGTCATCGGCCTCTGCGGCGGCTCGGGCGATTGCCTTTCGCCGACGAGCGTCATGGGCCTGGAACGCGGACTCGTATTTGCGGACGGAACTTCCTGCGACGGTTGGGTCATCCTTGTTGCCTTTCTGGCGCAGGGTCATGAAAATGGTCTGGATGCGGGCGATCGCCACCAGCGCCTGAATGCGTTCCCGTAAGCTAACGGTGGAGCTGGTCTCCAGCTGTTCAAGCAGTTTGGATACCTGCTTGTACAGCCGAGCGTCGATGCTCTCGGGATCCAGGTTCATGGCTTAAAAATCCCTTCGCAACTCCGTCGAGACATCCTTGGCGACGTCCGATCCAATCTCGGCGCCGGTCTGGGTCACTTCTCCTGCGCCCTGGCCACCGAAATAGCCCAGCAGCGACGGAGGTATGGCCGCAATCACCCTGCCGGTGGCGTCGATGATGGTAGCGCCGGCCCTGCGAAATGGAGCGGCTGATGGGAAGTGATACCACGTCAGGGCAGGGAACACGCCGAAGGCGAGATGCGCCGGCACCCCCATCGAGGTTAGCATGTGGTAGGCGGGAGCGGCCAGCAGCGCATGAGGAAGCGCATGGGCACCGATCTTCTGGGCGCCTCGGGTCTGCATCGCTACGCCAAGACCTTTGGCCGCTGGTCCTAGAACGGCGCCTCCCAGAGCGGCGGTTCCGGGATTTTCCGGATCGCTGATGGCGCCGCCGATCGCGCCCTTGGCGGCGGTGTCGACCGTGCTGCCGACGCCCCGGGTGAAGGCCGCTGCGCGCGGGAACGGTTGTGCAAACCCGGCTCTGGTGTAGATCGCCGGGAAGGCTCTGGCTGCGACCTTGGATGCCCCGATGCCGGGCGTCAGCGCCGCCGATCCCAGCAGCCCGGCGCCGTAGCCGATGCTTTCCGCCCGCGACCTGGACGGCGCGTCGACGTGCTCCTCCAGCGCGCTGATGGCGCGATCCATATCCGGGTAGCTTCCTCGGGTTTGCTTGGCCAGCTCGCCCAGCCTGGGCGAGATGGTCGCGGCCAGCCGACTCAAGCCGATCGGAATTGAGGCCAGCGCCTTGGATGCGCCCACCGTGGCTCGGATCGTCCAGTCGTTGTCATACATCCGCTGGCGCCGTTGGTCCGGGCTGAGACGCGGTTCTGAAGGAGCGGCAGGGGTAGACGTGGCGGCGGGGGCGGCAGCTGTCTTGGCGGCCGGAGGCGGAGCGGCCGGAGGTGTAGTAGCGGGCTTGGTTTCCGGCAGCTTCACGCCGCGAGACTGGAGGAATTTATCTGGGTCGAAATCGTCAGCCATCAGGGAATCATCCTTAGCTGCTCGCGAATCGCCTGCGCCCTGGGATCGTTCTGGTTGTCCTTCAGCCAGTTTCTGGCGCTATCAACCTGCGCGCGCGTCAGTGGGGTCCAGTCCTGACCCTCCTTCAGCCAGGATGGCCGATCCTTGGGTCCTGGCTTTGGTTTACCGACCGCTTTGAGCGAGTCCGGGGCATCCTTCGGCACCTGTCCGGTGTAGGGGTTCATGCGCATGATGGCGTCGAGCCTGTCCATGCTCTCCTTGGTGACGCCAGGGGCAAGGGCGTTAGGGTCGGAATTATTGGTATCCGTCCGCCAGCGATCGTTGAGATTGCGGATATAGGCGAGGGCGGTTTTGGCATCGGTCTGCATCTGGCTGCGGATTTGCGCCGGCGATGAGGTCGAGTACATGTGCTTGAGTAGGTCGTTGACCGATGTCACCGGAGGCTTGCCGCCCGACGCGATGCCGATGGCGTCGGTCGCGAACATCCGTAATCCGGCGTAGACCTTGGAATATTTTGGGTCGCCCGTGTAATACTCGTTCTTGAATTGCTCGATCACTTTTGAGGGTATCTTTTGAGCCTCATCGTGCTCCTTCAGTCCATCCATGACGGTCTCGATCGCCACCGGCAGCGTCGCGGTGCGGTCCACGACTTGGCCTTCCCGCGTGTTCGGATCGCGGTACTTCTGCGCGGTGTGGTAGTAGCCCTCGTTGTAGCCGCCGTTGGAGATCTGCTGGGCTAGCCTCGTCATGGGGCTGCGCATCTTGCCCAGGCTGACAGGGTTGGTGCGATATTCCATCAGGCCCTTGACGGCTTCGGCGGTGGGCGCATCGAACTCGTTCAGCATGTCCAGCTTTTGCTGCGGCGTCATGTTGCGGTCGGAGGCGATCCTGTCGCGGACGCTGTTGAGATCTCCGATCGCCGAGACCCACTGCGAATATTTGTTACCGTCCGGCGTGCGGAGCTGATCCTTGAGCTGCTTGTCGGTCATGCCGTTCGGGTTCTTGCCGTCGCGCAAGTAGTCGTGCGCTGCCTCCATGGCCTTCGGCGACAGATCGTAGTGCTTGGCGATTTTTTCGTCGGCCGGGCTGCTGAATTCCCGCTTGGGTGCCGCAGCTGCTTCTTCGTCGTCGTCTCCGGCGCTTTTCGCGCCAGTCAATGGCCGCTCGCCTTCGCTAGTCCCGCCTCCGCTCCATTCCCTGCCGAGCTCGGACCCTTCATCTAGGCCGGCTGCCTCGCGCCGCTTGCGGTCGCTGTTGCGCAGTGTGGCGCCGAAGTTGCCCATGTCGCGGTACTTGGCGTCCTCCCACAGCAGGTGTTTACGGACCGCGTTCATGCCGCCGTTCTCTAGCATGCCGTCCATGTAATTGTGCTGGTACAGCTGGTTCAGTCCTCGGATCTCCGCTTCAGCCTGCTCCCGGGTGAAGGATTTGTCGCGCTTGAAGCGGTCGAATATCCGGTCGTAATCCATCAGCATCCGCTTGTGGGCCAGCTGACTGTCATCGACAGCGTCGAGCATCCGCTGCCGCTCCATCTCGTAATATTCCCGGTGCATCTTCATTCGCGCCATCTGGTTCTGCAGCGCGGCTCCCTGCGCCTTGCCGAACGCCGGCGAGAAGCTGCCGCCGCCGACCAGATCCATGAACGGGGTGATGATGCCGGCGATCCGGGAGGCGATAGCGGCGGGTCCGGAGACCGAGGGTGCGCTGTAGTCGCTGATGGCTTTGCCGGACCCTTGAATTCCGGGGTAGGCCTCGCGCGGCGTCGGCATGTGGCTGGTTTTGACGATGTCGGGATTGTTCTTGAGCGCTTTACGCTCCCATAGATCGTCATCGCCCCAGCCGCTGTCGCGGGTCCGGCTCGGGGTGTAGGCCTGAACCTCCTCCGACTGCACCGGCAGCGTCCAGCTCACCGGGGGTACTGGGGCAGTTGGGAATGCAGGTTGAGCGGGAGCGGGTGGCTGCGGCTGCGGCTGCGGCTGTTGCCGCAGTCTTTCCTGCGCCAACGTGTCGAGGGCGCCTGGGGGTCCAAATGTGTGTTTCGCAGTGGCGTTGCCGAGCAATGCGGGCAATCGGGTCAAAAAGTCGCCGAAGGTGGATGGCGGTTGCGCCGGTTGTGGCTGTTGTCCTTGCGGTGGCGCCGAAGGCCCGGGCAGCCAGTTACCGAAGGTGGACGGCGGCTGCGGTGCCTGGGGATCAGTGTCGGTGTCGCTCATGCCGCACCTTGTTGGTCAAGCCAGTCGAGCAGCGCATTACGACCGGGCCGTGTCTGGAACCTTCGCCCTTGTGCAACCTGAGCCGAATTTTCGCCGGTTTTGTCAACCGGGGCCATGCTCTGGTCCTTGTTGTATTCCCGGTTGAAGCGGTCGCGCCACATCTGCCTGAACTGCTCAACCGTGCGTTCCTCGACCGGTACGCGTTTCAGCGGATGGTCGGCGAGGGTGTTGTCCTCGATCGCCCGCTTGGCTTTGGCGCTGCTGTAGAACTGGGTCAACACCCGCCACGCTGGGGCGCCGGGATGCGCTCGCAACAGCGCCGGACCACCGCCGATGCCCTGCTGATGCATGAAGTAGGATTCCCACGGCTGCGGTTCGCGGCCCAGCGCTTGGCGCAGAATCGGAAGGTGGTGCTGGTATTCGCGATGCAGGGCTCTGGCCTGAGCCTCGGGCAAGTGGCGGTTGCTGTCGTTGATGCCGTACATGCGCTCTTCTGCGGGGCCGAACTGGCCGAGACCACGGTTGTTGCCGGTCTGAGCCCCAGGGTTGTTGTTGCTTTCGATCTGCCAAGTGGCGCTGGTGTAGTTTTGCGGGTTGAAGGCGGCCGTGGCGGCGGGGGTGCCGGTGGGACCGGCCACCGGCAGCCAGGATGGCGGCGGTCCACGGCCTGTCCACTGCAGCGCCGGCGTGGCCCCGGCGGCTGGGGGATTAGGCGGGGCCGCGCCGGACGCCGCTCCAGGTACCGCCGCTGTTGCCTGCGGCAGTACGGAGGGCTGGGGTTGTCTGGCCTGATTCGAGATCCTTTGCAGGTTGGGGGAGATCGAGCTGCCTGACAGAAATTGGCCCCCGCTGCTCGACAGCAACCGGCTCAGCCATTGCAGTAACGAGATGGTCGGCGATGGGAAACTGCCAGCGGCTTGCGGAGCGGCGGCCGGGGTGGCCTGTGCGGCGACGGTTCGGGCGGCTGCGTCCACCGGATCGGGGCCACCGCCCCCTGCCGCCACAGCCGCCGCTGGGACCGAGCCATCCTGAGGGGCGTCATCGGGGCGTCGGCGCGGCAGCGGAACGGGCTGAGCGGCAGGGGTTTCGGGAAGTTGCGGCAATTGCGGTTGTGGCGGCCCGCCGGACTGGTCCCGGGCCATCGCATTGGCGACCTGGGGCGGAATCTGCGGCGCCTGTTGCTGCTGCGGCTGGATCCATCCCGGTCCTTGCGGCTGTTGGTTGCCGCGCAGCAATTTGGCGACCTGCTGCAGTCCGGTGGACGCCTCCACCAGCGGCTGTCTTTGCTGCTGCTGCTGGGATGTGGCTGCAGTATCGGTTGCTGTGGTTTGCGGCTCCCGGGTGTATTGCGCGGGCTCTCCGATGCCGGTGGCGGGGGTGAAACCTTGCTGGCCCGACTGTCCCGACAGCAGCTGTGAACCGAACACCGGGTCGAAGAACGGGTCGCCAACCACGCCGGAGGGCGATTGATCGAAAACCGAGCTTCCCTGACTGCCAAAACTGCCGAAATCGTTGGCGCCCACGGTAGCAACGGGGCCGCTATTGAATTGACCGCCGCCGGAGTTGTTGCTGTTGCTGCCGCCGAATAACCCTCCCATCGCGACACCTGCTTATTTGGAGAACGCGTGCAGGATCGTGCCGGCTTGGCTGGCCAGATTCTGCTGGCCCATCGGCTGCAGCGCGCTGTTCTGCAATTCGCCGACGGTCGAGGCAATCTGAGCCGGCAGACCGCCCGAGATGCTGGGCAATTGGCCGAGATCCATCGCTTCAGGCGTTGAGTTGCCCATGCCGAGCTGGTTGTAGCGGTTTTGCATGGCCTGGATGGCTTGTCCGCCGCCCAGGCCGACCGCGTTGAACGCGAACGGGTCGACGAAGCCCGGCGCGCCGGATTCACCAAAATTACCGAAGGTGCCTGACATCGGTCACCCGCCTTTCCCGGCGATCGAGCCCAGCGCGCCCCCGACTCCGCTGGTGAGATTGGCGGTTTGCTGGTTGAGGAATTTGGCCTGGGCCGCCGCATCGGCGATCGACATCTGCCCGGCCTCTTTGGCGGCGCCCAAGGCGGAGCCGCCGACCGCCTGGGTCAGGTTGGTGGAATGCGGCATCTGGGCGAACTGGTAATCGTCTTTGATGACGCCCTGGCCGAAGTGATATTGCGCCAAGGCCTGTTGCTCCGGGGTGATGCCGCCTCCTGAGGTCAGTTTTTGTCCGATGCCGCCGCTGCCGACACCCATGTCACAGCTCCAGGGTGAAGCGCGGACTGATCTCGGTGGCCCCTAACCGCCGCGCCATCGCGTGGACGTCGAACTGGGTGTTGGATGATAGCCGCCAGCGCGCGCATTTGCGGCCCTTGGCCCAGGCCACCGAGTCGCGCATCAGCTTCATCGCTTCCCACAGCGCACCCTCTTCGGCGCAGACGAAGATGACGTTGCATTCGAATTCGGACGGCGTCCACGGCAGCGTCGAAAGCATCGAGATCGCGAACGCGTTCTCGGTGCGGGCGGAGCGAAACATCATTGGCGACTTCAACACGATGTTGCGGTACCAGCCTTCCACCGTGGAATAGTCGAAGCCTGCGGTCCCGTAGCGTTTTTTTCCCAAATAAATTAACCACTGTAAATCATTTTCGGTTGTCAGACGTACCGGGTCGTCTACCAGAACGGCGGCAGCGTCCAGCGCGCGGGGTCGATCCACGGCGGCGGCTGCACGATCGGGATTATCTGGCCGCCACCCAGATCGATCAGGACCGTCTGCGCCTCCGAGATCGCCGGCAGCACCGTTGCGTTGGCTAGATAATGTTCCTGGTGATTGGCGAAGGTCCACCATGCCAAGCTCCCTCGGTCGGTCAGATCGCTATCTACCAAAATTTGATCTGAGGGGATACCGGGGGCTTGCATGCCCCAATCCACCGGCAAGCTATGGGTGAAATCGTTGTGCGCATGCTGGTGGTTGAGGTGCCAGGGGCCGGCGCGGATCGCGGTCTCGGCGCGCGACGGCGCCGGGTCGATGAAGTACGGCATCACCGACCACTGATGCAGCGGGTTCATGAACTGATAGTAGTTGCGGTGAGTCATGGCGTGATCGAACGCAAACGCCGCCTGCGCGCGATCATCGTCGGCGGCGGGAAAAACCAGTAGCGTGGCGGTGGTCATGGCGCTCCCAACGGTACGCTGCCCACAATTGATGGCACGCCATATTGCGGCTATCGACCGTGATCCAACTGACTAACGTTCGCCAGTTATATGGCTTCACATTGAAAAGCCACTTATAGACCAACCGTTTCATTCGCTTTTTGTAAATAGTCTGCGGCTTCTCGCCTCGCGCGACAGCAGCGTCGATGAAGGGAAATCCGGCGCGCGGGTGTTGTGACTGCCGATCGGATCGAATTTGCGCGGCGTGATGCGGTCCATTTCGAAATCCGAACTACCGTTTCGAATGGCGCCGCTTGGCCCGACGCGCGGTTCGGTGCCGAGCCGTAAGGGCCCGGCGAGTGAGCGATCGGATCTCAAGATCCCGTCCGCTGTCTGAAAATATCCGACCGGATTGCGTTTGACCGGTGCCCATTCACGCTGATTCTCTCGCGACATCTGATGCTCCTCTGGTCCGCCGCAGCGGCACGCCGATGGTTTTGAGCGCGTACAGCACTTCGTCCAGCGACGCGCAGACGAATACCTCGGTGCCAGCGGCGCGCAGTTTGTCGTGCATCTCCAACTGCGCCCGCGACAGCGTGCCCTTGTAGGATTTCAGCTCGATGCCGAAGCAGCGGCCTTGGTGAAACAGCAGGATGTCCGGCATGCCCTGCTTGAGGCCACAGCCCTTGAGCCGGCCGGCGGTGGACCGCGTCAGCACGCCCCAGCCGGCCGGGAAGGTGGTGTACAGCGCCGGCGGCAGCAGCGCCCAATCGAGAAACTGCGCCACCGTGGCGTGCAGCTGGTTCTCGGTCGGCTCCGGCGGTGTCAATCCGAAATTGCGGCTCATCGGCGGCTGCTCCTGACTGGTCCGGTGCGGCCGCCGGGCCTGGGCGACTTGCGCCCAGGTATTCCTTTAACGGCGGATTTTCGTATACGTGCCATCAGTATCGCCCGTGCTTGCGTCGTCCGCGCCCTTTCCTGCGCCCACGGTGGGGCGAGGTGAAGAACGCGCCGAGTTTGCGTCGGCCTCTACGTGCCATCAGTACCTCCCGCGTCGTCGCGAGCTTCTAGGCCGTTGCCTGCCGCCAACTGGACTGCAGGCTCGGGTCTCCTTGGCCCGGGTTCTTGGGACAGGTACTTCGGTCCGAGGTTTTCTGGTGCGGATTTTACCAGCAGGATCGACGCGGGAGCGCGGGCCAAGGTCGACACCTTTTGCCATCACAACCTCCGCATTTTGCGGGCTCCGAATCGCGGGCCCTTACGATAAGAATTAGGCCGGGGGTGCCAGTTCGGCAGCCTCCAGCCGTTGGGTCTCAGCTCCTTGGGCTGCAACGACCTGCGAAGATTTCGTGTGACGTTGAGCCCATGGCGGAGCGGCATGTGAAACGCCTATTTGCGTTTACGTGCCCTGATCCGTCTGGCGCGCCGGGTCTGCTTGAGCCGGTGAGTTCTGCGTCGCGCCATGGCTACCGCCTCCGGCGCCCGCGAAATCGCAACCTGCGTCCTCGTCTGCGTCTGGCCATGCTCTTCTCCTCTGTTGAGTCGGCTGGGTACTTTGACGCCCGGAAATCTAGAATCTGCTTATGCTCCCCACAATGTCCTCTCCTCGGTCATGATGTGGAGGCGCTCGATGGTAAAATCCGGCGAAACGCTCTCCAAGTCAACAGCGCCCGCGATGCCGGCGCCGGAGATGGGCTGCGGTTCCATGCCGTAGCGTTTGCCCGGTGGGATCTCGAACCCGATGTCTTCGACCCCGCCCGGAATGCCGCCGGCGCCGGAGCTGAAGGTGCCGGTGAACGAGGCCCCACCGCCGTGGTTGTCGTAGAATTCCATGAATAGCCGCTTGCCGCTCTTGATCGCCAGCTGCGACATCCCGGTGCCGCGTATGTACTTGGTCGAGAGCCGCTTTTTCAAAGCGTTATCCGGTTGCGCGAACAGCTGGTACAGGCGGTCACCGTCAGTGCCGTAAGGCGTGATGACGCTGTCCTGCTCGTAGGCGCCGATATTGGTCAGCTCCAGGTTTTGCGACGCCACCGACCAGAATTCGGTCTGCACCCTGGGGTGCCACATCAGCAGCATACTGCGAGTGACGCCGAACGGATCCTTGAAGCGGCCGTTGCACAGCAGCACGCGCTGGCCGAACATGGTGGCGGGGCACATCGTCGGCAGGAACGTCGAGGCGTCCAGAGTGTCGTAGATGTTGGTGATCTTGTCGCCGATCTCACGCGCCTCGCCGCCGCGCATTTCGAAGATTCCAGCGCCCGTGAACAGCTGCATGTAGCGGCCGATGCGCCCCACCGGACGCGGAAAGCGCTGACCGATCTGCGGATCGATGTTTTCGTAATTCATGTTGGTGGTGAAGGGCGCATCCGGCGTACCCTGGCCGGCCAGCTGCACGTTGGCGATCAGATCGGTCGATGAATCGCCGTAGACGTACAGATAGCCGCTGGCTGCGGCCAGATCCTGGTAGCTGTAGGTCAGCTTGTCGCCGAAATAGCCGAACGAGCCGCCGCCGTCTACGGTGGCGAAGTTGGCGCCGTTCGATGGTGCGGAAAAACTCACCACGTCCTTGCCGGCGACAAACAACCGGCTCTGGTACACCTCCATGCAGTAGATGCCGGGCAGTCCGCTCGGCATGGTGAAGGTGGTGCCGGTGGTTTCCGCCGAATCAGTCAGCCAGTCCGGCGCCGGATCGCCGGGAGCGGAAAGCAGCGTGCCATCCCAGGCGTACAGCCCCTTCGGCGACCCGAACAGCACCCCGCCGGTCTGTCCGGCGACGCTGCCGAAGAATTGCGGTCGCCACACCTTGGCGCTGGCCCAGTAGTACGGCGGCGCGGTCGGGGTCCACGCAGCTCCGACATGGGTCACCACCTGAGTGTCGAGGTCGACCTGATCGATGGTGCCGTCGTCGAGGAACATCCAGCCCAGTCGCCCCGGCGGCGGCTTCTGGAATTGCGGCGTGGTGTTGCCGATGAAGCCGAAGAACATCCGCACGATTTTGGTGCCGGCCGGCGCGGTGTAGATCGCCGGTCCGTGGCCCCAGCACGAGCGCAGATTGCCGGGGGCGATGGCAAATAAATTCTCATTCCAGAACTCCTCACGATGATCTATACTGCCCCTTCGGCCCTGCTGATTGAGACCGCGCCACTCTTCTAAGGTCAGTAACGCGGGAGGGTTGTCGCTTTGAATCGCCATCGAATTACCCCTGAATATGTGCGCGAGTTGCTCGACTATGACCCGGAGACGGGTGAGTTAACTTGGCGCGAGACCAAGAGTGGACGAACCAGCAAAATAGCCGGGACAGTCCAGCCTTGCCACAACGGGTATCGTAGGAAGGTTGTGATCGACTACGGGATGTACATGGCGCATCGCGTCATCTGGCTTTGGATGACCGGGAAGTGGCCTCGTGGGGATATTGATCACAAAGACCGCAACGGTCTTAACAATAGGTGGACCAATTTGCACGTGGTTACCAAGGCGGAAAACAACAAGAATCGCGTAAAGAAGTTTAACTGGACAAAAAAGCCTCCCGGTCGCAAGCCGTGGGTCAATGTTTAGGCCGATCGGAGCGTAGCACCATACGCTGTTTGAATCATCGTTGGGCACACCACCGATGCACACAGCGGAAGTTCGGCATTGAAAATCGTCGCCATCGCGGTGGCGTCCTCACGCCGCTGCTGCTGCAGCAGCGCCAGTGTCGCTGCCCAGTACGATACGGCGTCAGACCATGGATACGGGATCGGGCAGGCGTCGTTGTCGGTCAAGAGCGGTTGCGGAATGATGGTGAGGTCGACTTCCATCGGCATTGATTGCGTTGGTATCGGCGCGAGGTAGATCGAGCCCGTGGTGCCGTGTCCGAACTGCGACCACCAGCCGGGTTCGCTGATGGTGCCCATGAACGTTCCGCCGTAGATCCGGAATCTGCTCTGGAAGTCGGTCCAGACAATTCGCCGCCATAGCGGCTTCCAGGAGCCGCCGACGATTCTGCCATGGCCGAGATCGTCGATCTGCCAGCGACCACCGATCCCGATCGCGAGCGAGCGGCAGGCTAGGATCGACTGGGCTTGCGGCATGATGCCCTGGATCAGCGCAGTCCAGTCCGAGAACGGATAGGCCTCCTGGTTCGGAATGGTCTGCGCGCCCGGCGGCATGATGCGCAGGCAGCCGCTGACGGCGGCGATGCGGCGGCGCGAGCGGTTGATGTAGTTGGTCAGCGTCGGTGGTGTGAAGAACTGGCCCTGCGAATCATTCAGCAGGTTTTGCGTCTCGGTGATGTATTGGGCCAGCATGGCCCATCATGCCGCTTTTCGGCGGGATTTGGCAGCTTCTTCCTTGTGAGCTGGTTTCGGCTCTGGTTCCGGCGGGGTTTCCCGAACCAGCGTGAGCGAGCGCGGGAAGCGGCCATCGCCGCCAGGCGTGGTTGGAGCTCCGGCCGGCACGTTGGGCCCCCAGCCGTCGAGCACGATATTCAGAGTCGAGGCCGTGTTGGGCGGCGTCGAGGGCGGTTTTCCTCCTGTATAGACGTTGGAGAACACGATGGTCGGCGATGGGAAGGTGGAAGTGAATTTGGGGAAGTAGCCGCCGGGCTGTGCCGGCACGGTGGCGCTGCCGGTCTGGTACTTGATCAGCGGGTAGCCGGCGAACGAGGGCGGCACGGCGGCAGCGGCGACCACCGGACCTACCAGCGGCCCTACCGGGACTGTGCCAATCGGTGGTGGTGTCGGTGGAGGGAAATTAGGCGGCGCGCCTCCTCCCTGGCCGACCAGCGGGGGCGGAAAAATCGGGGTGAAGCCCGGGAAAACGTCGAACACCGCCGCCCATGTCAGATTGAACTTGGCGCCGGTGCCAGCGCCGCTGGTGGAGACTTGCGCGACTGGATTAGCCGGGGGCGAAGTCGAGCTACCGGGATTGATGATGGTCACCGAAGCGACCGCGTCGGCGGTCATGGTGGTGGCCTTGACGACGACGCCAGCCGCCAGGGTGATGGTGTCGTTGAGGGCGTAGCCGGTGCCGCCCTGACCCGCCGCGACCAGCGCCTTGATGCATCCCTGTGTGATTATTTTGGGATCCGCTAGTTCAGCGGCGGGCGCGGTGTGTTCTTCGGGTTTCTTGGCCATCAATAGCCCCATCGGCGCATGGTCATCGCCATTGGCGACGGTGGTGGCGGCGGCTGGTTACAGCAACAGGTTTTACGCGTCCCGATCAGACCGGTGCCGGGGACGATCTGGCCGGGTGAAGGCACCGGAGCATAGGGCGGATCGAGCAGATGCGAGCACGGGATAACGTAATGCGGCCAACACGCCGGCAGCGCCACCAGCGGCCCCACCGGCCTGGAGAACGGCGGCACAGCGCAGGGGAACGAAGCCGTTTTACAGGGGGTCGTGGCCGGCGGACAGTACATAGGTCACCTGCGGCGTTTTACGGAGGCGGAGCCGCCGGGAATCCAGCCTGACCTCCAGTGATGCCTCGGATGATGACGCCGGTCGATGGCTTGGAGCAGACCAGATTAAGCGCGGTGAGCGACAGTCCGACGCTGGCGATCTGGCCCTGCGGAATGGTCGAATACCAGCCGGTCCAGGCGAAGTTGGCGTCTTCGTGAATAACCAGCGTGATGTACTTGCTATTGAAGCCGAAAGCCGTTCCGACCGGGCAATTGAGGTCAAAAAAGATCGGAGTGTCGCCAAGTAGTAGGCCTCTAAAGCCTGAATTAACCGGATCATCCTTGCCCCAGCGGCTCGACGGGTCGTTGTTGTAGCGTTCCACCGTCATGAAGTCGGTCAACAGTGTCGTCCAGTCCTCGACCGACATCACTACAAAATCCAGTGCTTCGCCGCCGGAGTTTTTCACCGCCTTGAGCAGCGTCGGGATCAGAGCGGCGCGGGTCAGCACCGCACCTGCGGTGGCGATATTGAGACCGGCCCAGGTCGGGAAGGTGGCGCGATCGAGACCGCCGTAGATGCCGGTGGCGCCGTAGGCGTCCTGCAGCGAGAACATCTGCAGCACGTTGGCGGTGGGCGGGCCGAACAGCGCGGCCGACAGCGACGCTAGCGCGGAATTCTTCAGGTCATTGAGCTTGAGCATCAGGCGGGAGGCCACGGCGATGGCATCCTGGGTCACCAGTTGCTCAAGACCCAACGATGACACTGGGGTTGCCAGTGCGCATAGGTTGAATTCGGCGTTGACGGTGGCGGCGACATCGGTCGGCAGGTTGAACTGGCCGGCCGGCCCAATCCAGCTCGATGTGACGTATTGGCCGGTCTGCACCGGCTGGGTGTAGGGCGAGACGCCGCCCGAGGCGCGGATGGCATTGCGCAGCAATAGCGCCAGCAAAGGATTCTGTCGGTACAAAAGAACCACGACCATTTGCGCAAAGACACGTCTGACGGTCGCTTCTAATTCCAGCCCAATCGGGCCTGAGGGGATCAGGCCAGAGCCTAAAATGGGCATACGTGCCTCCCGCTAAAACTTGCGTTGTTTGTTGCGATCTTCGTCGCGGCGGATTGCGCCCAGAATTTGCTTGCGAGCCCAGCTCTCGGGATCGGCGGAGATGTCCGCGAAGCCTTCCTGCTTGGAATGATCCCAAAAGTGATCGCGGCCGGCGTCGGCGTCGGCGTCGCTCTGCCGTGGCTGCTTAGCGACCCGGTATTGTGCAGCGACCTCGTAGTCACCGATGTTCTTTTCCAGCATGAACTTTTCCAGGTCCTTCATGCCATCGTCGGTGAAGCCGTATTCGTCCTGAGTCTTTTTGCGAATCTCCTGGAAGCGCGCCTCCTGCGCATCGGCGGCTTTCTTGCGCTCCAGATCCTCGAACCTTTTGGTCTCGTGATCGATGCGCTGATTGATGCGGCTCTCGATGTCGTAGTCGGGAATCTGGACCTGGGGGTAGGCCTGCTTGATCAGCCGCTTGGCTTCCTTGCCCAACTGTGGGTGGTTGTAAATCGGCTCAACGAAGTCGGCGATTTGCGCGCGGGTCATGAGGCGATTGTATTCCTCGTCCGATATTTCGCGCGGCATGGTGGTGCGCCCTAGTTGTTGTTGGTCTTGCCGATGATGTTGGGCTGCAGCGGCACGCCGCCTTCAGGCTTGGGAACGATCTTCGGAATCGCGCCCCACTCCGAGACCTCGGACTGGGTATCGACCTGCAGCACGGTGCGCGGAGGGGTGTCGGGCGGGGTGGCGATCGGGGGGTCGTAGCTACGGTTCTGGGCCATGATGGGTCTCCGGTTTTTTCCTTACTACGCGCCGGGTAGCGGCGTCGAGGGCATCGGCGCGGCTCCGCCCGGAGGCGTCGGGCCAGCCGGGCCGCCCTCTTGACCTGCTTTGGCGGCGGCTTGCTGCTGCATGATCTTCTGCAGCAGGGCATTGCGGATGGTGTTGCGTAGCATGTCCTGCAGCTGGGTCTGCTGCACGCCGGAAGTGGTGGCGCCCTGTTGGCCAACGTGGCGGCTGAGCGACTGCAGCGCCTTGAGCGTGTCGCGATGAATCGGGCTGCCGGGCGCCAGTCCTGGCAGCGCTTGTTGCAGCATTCCCATGGCGTTCATCACCATGGTCATCGAGGAGGCTTGATCGCCGGGGCCAGGGCTTGAGACCTGCGGCCCGGTTTGACGTCGGGACAGCGCCGCGAGCAGCGGGCCGCCTCCAGGCTGTGGGGGTCCACCAGGAGCACCGCCACCGGCGGCGTCGGGGTCGGGTCCGCCAGGACCGGGTACGGGGTCGGTTACGGAATCGCCGTTTGCCATGGGGCCGGCAAGCTAAACCCGTCCGGCCGGTTCCGCAACCTACCTCCCCCGTGGGGAGCTTCTGCCGCTCTTTTTGCCGGCCCGGCTGCCGATCCCAATCACGTCGCGGATGATCTCTTCCTGCTTTTCCTGGGCTGCGGCTTCGCCCTGCTTCTTCTGGCGCTGCCGCAACCGCGACAGCAGCAGTTCGGCGCCCGGCGGATGCAGCATGTGGATCAGGTCCTCGCCATCGATGGCGCCGGCCCGGGCCAGTGCGATCGCGACCTGACGGTTGTCCTCGGCAAACGCCGGCGAGGCCGAATGGCTATCGACCTGGACCTGGAAATCGTCCGGGAACTCCTTCAGCGTGAATTCGATGCCGTTATCGGTGCGGTAGATGCGCGGATCCTGGGCCTGCATGATCCGCATGCTGAGATAGCCGCTTTCGGCGAGTTGGCGCTCGACCCGTGCGGCCTGATCGATCAGGCGCGGCGACGAGGTCCGCACCAGGGTCTGGGCGTGAACGCCAGCGCGCACTCCTGGCTCGCCCTGGCCGCTCATGATCGGGGAGAACCCTGATGCCTCCTCGAACAGACTGAGAATGAACTGCAGCTCCTCCATGTAGCCCTGCGGCGGCGGCTCCAGCAGCTTGTTGGCTTTGGCGTTCGGGTTGGGGTCGTTGAGGAAGCCGCCCTCGTTGATGATCTTGAAATACTGCTCTTCGGTGATCGAGGTGAAGCCGGAGAACACCTGTGGTGCGTTGACGTTGCGGTCCCACATCACCTTGATGTCGCGCAGTCGCTTGTTGAGCACATCCTGCAGCATCTGCACGTCCGAGATCAACGAGCGGCCCCAGAAGTAGCCCGGGGTGATCTGCGGCTGGATCTTGACGAACGAGGTGCGGCCAGGAACCCGCGACAGATTGCGCCGCGTCACGTCGCCCTCGATGATCACGTCCGGATACACCAGCTGGATGGTGGTGTAGTCACCGCCACGTTCGCGATCTTTGACCCATAGCTCGCAGAATTTCACAGTAGGGGTGATACGCCGATTTGGCCGCCACGGCGTCGGCACCGGGAACACGTTGACGATGCCGGCGGCTTCGGAATTCGGCATCCCGCCAGGATCGCCCAGCGGGTTCAGTCCGCCCACCACCATCTGGTGAAAATAGCTCGGCTGCTCCTCGTCCTTGGTCGTTGGCCGTCCGGCCTCGATGCGGGCGATGATTTCGCGTCTGCGCGGGTGGTCCTCCAGCAGCGAACGCAGCCGCGACATGGTCGGGTAGGTGACGTGGACGAACGCTTCCTGCTCGTCGAGGTCGAGGATGGTCTCGCCCAGCACGCCAAAATTCTGTGGATGCACCAGCGCTAGCTTGAAGCCTTCGTCGTGTGGGAAGTGCTTCAGCAGCTGACAGCCATTGACCATCGACCACGTCACGGCGTCCGCGAAGGTGATGTCAGAGTCGGTCGAGCGGTAGTCGGCGGTCAGCTTCTCCGACACCAGCCGGGCCCGCTCCAGCACATTGTCGTCCTCGCCGGTATCGAACACCACCTGGAAGCGCACGTCGGTCGGCTGCATCAAAAAGCCGCTCAGCTTGTCGATGAACGGCTTGGTCTTGTTGTAGATCGCGGCGCGGCTGTCGTAGGTGCCGCAATAATAATATTGCGCAGCGCGGGTGTAGACCATCGCCCGCTCTTCGACGCTGGCCATGCATTCGTCTACAACTTCTTTAACCCAAAGCTCCAAATCTCCGTCTTTGTTATCTTTGGGAATTTTGAGCACGGTCCCACTCCTTGTCCATCGATCGCCACTCGATCTCGCGATGGATCGCGTTGAGCAGAGCCACGATATTTGGCGGGCTTTTCTTCATCCAGCGCCAGAGATATTTCTCATACGCGATCAGATCGCTGGTCCGCATTTTTGTCAGCGCGGTTTGGCTCACCTCAAGCGGCACGACCTTGCCTTTGTAGACGGCCGGACTCATTTGTGACGCCCATCGACATGGGAGCGGCGAACATCCCCGGCGCGAAAGCGATCGTCGCTTACTTCGTGGCCGCTGCGATGGACGACATGACGCAAATGATGCGAGAGCGAATGCCAGAGATCGCGATCGTCACCGCGATCATGCCGCACGCGGTGTAACTGCCGAAAGTCTTCTAGCGCGTGACAGGCGTGGCGGTGGATGGCGTCATGGTTAGTCCAACTCATCACCACACCCTCATGGCTCGCTTCTTCGAATTGGCGATCAGGTCCGGCTCAGCGCCGCTCTTGAGATTGGCCTGCAGGATGTCCAGCCCACTGCCGTGCTTGAGCCGGGTCTCGCGCCCGGAGGCGATCGCCTGCTGCAGGGTTTCGCCAGCGGCCTGCCAGCTCGATTGCGGAATCTCGCGCGAGGCATCCTGGTAGCGCACCGTCGGTGTCAAGGCGTGCTTGTCGCGCTGCATGTCGGCGACGTGATAATCCCTGGCCGCGATGTCCTCGGCGATGGCTTGAGCCTTCGCAGCCGGCGTTCCGCCAATCGCGAACGGCCTGAATTCCTGCGACATGGGACGCGCCGCGCATTCCGGGCAGGTGGGCGACGGCGCGTCCCAGTCATCGGCAGGGATCGTCAAATCCAGCCGGTGATTGCAGTCCTCGCATTGATAGGTGCGGATGATCGGCATCGCGTCGCTTCACTTTGACGGTGCTGGGTGTGCCCCGCTTGGAACACCGACCACAATCCAGCCAGTTGTTGGTGTCCACGCCACCTTCCAGTCGATCGGGATCGGTGAGCCGCCATTCGGAGGCGGAATTTCCGGCGGCAGATTCGGCGGCAACACAATCGGATGCTCCGGCTTTGGCTGCGGCTTGACGCCGGGCCCCATCCCGCCACCCCAGAATCCCGGCGGCATGTCAGGTGGACCCCAGATGCCGAGTGGCGGCGGCGAACCGGGCGGCGGGAAGTAGATCGGATGCTCCGGATGCGGCTGCGGCTTCACGCCCGGACCCATGCCACCACCCCAGAATCCGGGAGGCATATCCGGCGGACCCCAGATGCCAAGTGGCGGTTGCGGCTGCCCAGGCGGCTGCGGCGGCTGCGGACCGTAAATCGGATGCGACGGCCACGGCCCACCGGCAATCGGATGCGCCGGATAAACCGGCGGCTGCGGAGCGCCACCAGGACCACCCGGCATCGGTCCACCACCAACACCAACGTCGGTGTAGAACATGACGCCTTGAATCGTAATTGGAATAGATGCCATTTAAGTTCTCCTTTGTTTCGAGGCTTCTTCGTCTAGAACCTTCTTATGGAGCTTTCTGTCCGCCGTACTCCTGCTCGATGTTGCCGGCGATCTCTGTAGTCGCAGCCTTGACGGCCCACATTGCCGCTTCCTCGTAAGCGGTCTGAGCCAAAGCGGCTAATCTGGCATCCTTGTGTTTCAAATCCTCGCACAGGTCGATTAGGTCAGCGCTGTAACGCTTGATCTTGTCGACCATCACATTGCCGCTCGGATTGAAGCTCTCACGAACCCTGTTTGCGCCCAGGCTCATTCCATCCTTGCTCATTAGAACTTCTCCTTAGAGAAACTTGCGTGCCCGTTCCAGCGCTGCGCCGTAAGTATGCGGCGCAGGCATTGAGATCTCGCCATAGTGTGGCGGGTTAGTAAACTCCACGCCCTTCTCCTCGATATAAGCGCCGTACACACACCCTCCCGAAAGCCACTCATAGGCAGTTGACGGATCTTTGGTTTCGAGCCAGCTGACGAGCTCCTGCACTGAGACATCGTGAAACATCAGAACTTCTCCTTCCGTTCGCGTGCCTTTCTGTTGATCATACTCATGTGCTGCGTAAACGCGAATGACAGCATGGTCTCTGGGTTGGCCGGCGGCCGCTTGCCCTTGACCGAGTCAAAGGTCAGCTTGCGCGCCACCAGCATCGAGCGCCGCCACTCGATCCAGGCATGATGCGCCAGCACCAGCGCTGAGACCAGATCGTCGTTCTCGCCAGTGTCGGGGCCGGCGCCGATCCAGCCCTCGTCTTCGACGATCGACTGCATCTGCGCCATCAGCGCTGGCGATCGTATTTCCAAGCGGCGTAGCATCAGGCTGTCGCGCAATTCCGAGTAGACCTGCCGCTTGTTGTCGACGTTGGCTTTCCAGGCGATGACGTTGCCGGCGCCACCCAGCGTGTCGGGTCGCTTGTATAGGAACCAGCGCACGGCGCCGATCATGTCGAGGATCTTGCCGCTGCCGGGATCGCCCTGCAGGATGCCGCGTTCAGCCAGCTGGCGTAAGTTTCGCACCTCGGGCAGCACCGCCGCGCCGACCCCGGTCACCTCAAGATTGGCGATGTGGTCGCGATAGGCGCCAGCGAGGTGGCACAGCACCCAGGCCAGCTGGTAGGTCAGCGGTTTATTGGTGCGGAATTCCGCCACCTGAACCACGCAGTCGGCGTAACATCTGAGCACCTGGATGGCGTGATCGTCGCTGTCGCCGCCACCACCGCCGCTCGGATCGACTCCGATGCAGTAGACGCCGTCTGGCTCGGGCGGCTCCCACACCTTGAGCATGGCCTCGTCACGGTCAGTCGTCTGTTCGATGCGTGAGGCTAGAAAGCTCTCGTCGAAAATGTAGCGGTAGCCTTTGTAGGGCGGCCCAGTAGGCGAGAGCTGCTCGGATATTTCCAAGGTCCGCTGCGCCGGAAAGAAGCCGCTCCCGCTGGCGATAAAGCATTCCCGCTCGTGCCAGGGGTAGTGGCGCAGCATGTACTCCTCGGCGCGGTATTCGTTCTCCCGTCTCCACCATGCGACCTGCTCCGGTTTGACGACGATGTCGTAGGTTTGTTTGACGTAGCGGGCGCGCTGCAGCTCGTCGTCGCTTAAGCGGCCGTCCCAGTAGATCTTGTAGTCGGGATCGGACTTGTGGATGGCGTAGGTCGGATTGGCCCAGAACCCAATGAAGATGAACCTCATATGCCGGTCTTGCTTGGCCTGCTGGCAGAAGTTGTAGTACCAGTTGAAACCGTTGGCGATGCTTTCCCAGATGTACAGCCGATTCGGATTCTCGCGCGCGAGCGATGCTTTGAGCGATTCTACTCCCGCCAGAGATTTCCACTGAGCGCATTCAGTTGCGTGAACCATGTTGAGGGCACGTGAAGCCCCCAGGTCAGGGTTGGAGCCAGCTGCAAGAAGGTCGATAACGCTCCGGTTTGCAAAAGCCATTCCAGTTCGGTTGTTCTGAACAAGTTTGTGTGCGGGGGATCGCCACTCTGGAGGGAGCGTTTCCAAGAGCGAAGCAAAGATTCGACGTAGACGTTCAAGATTATCTGTGCGATCGGCGATGATGGCGCCCTGAACTCCGGGATTTGCCAGCGCCCAAAATAATTCGACGACGGAGCAAACCGTGGTGATGGCGACCTGTCGGCACTTGAGCACGACGAATTCATGGACGCCCTCGTTCAGTCCCTTGGCCACCGCGTCGATCACGAGCCGCTGCGATGGCCACGGGTCGACCCGGCAGCGGCCCTGCTCCTTGGTGTCCAGCTCAACGCTGGTGAGAAGGTCGTAGATACCCTGTCGGACGGTTGGCATCGGCGCTCCGGTTTAGCGGCTGCACCGAAGTACCATAGACATTGCCGTCGCGTCGATGCCAGCGCCCGCTCATGTATTGCGGCTGGGGGGTGTAGGTCCGGGGGCGCAAAGCGGTGGCCCACTGCCGGTTGGCGATGCGCAACTGCTCGTTCTCCCGCGTCAGGAACTCGATCTTACTCAGCAACCATGGTTCGTACATCACCAGCTCCTTGTCATCGATGGTAGCCTCCGCTATATCAGCCTCCTCCACTATGAATTGGGTTGCTTACGGCCGCCGGTCTGCCTCACAGCTGGCGGCCGCTTTTTGTTTCAACGTTTTCTGCAGCCGCAGTGTCGTAGCCTTCAGACATCAGCTTCATAAATTCGCTCTTCGACATTGCCGCTTGCAGCGACCTGACCGTCACCTTGAGTAGAACTAGAATGATGGTTTCGCCGGATTCGATCTCGGCCGCTTGGCAGATCTGATCGCAATCCCGGCACCAGCGGTGCAGCTTGTTGGTGAAGTGATATTCGAGGTCACGGTACATCTGGATTTTTTCGGGTGTCATTTGAGTTCTCCATTCGTTCGGGTTTGCCACAATTTTGTCTAGATTTTTTTTGGAATTTTTTGAGAAATTTGGGGGTGTAGACCGGCTCATCCTGCTTGTGGCCGCGATAGCGGGTGTACCACCCCCATGGTTTACGTGGCTTCATTTGGCGTTCTCCTGATCCACTCCTGCTCGCAGCAGGATGAAGCCGGCATCGCGCGCTAAGCCCCAAGCTCGCTTGCGGCTTGTTTCACTTAGGCCGCCGTCCCAGCCCTCGTCAGCGAGCAGGATGATCTTCAATGCGGCAACCAGCTCCATGATTTCGCGAATATCTTCATTGGTCATTTGACACCTCCGAGTGCGGTGCGGGCGGCTGCTGCCGCTGGTGACTTGGGGTCGTGCCACTCGATCTCTCGCAGCGTCGTCTCCAGCATCTCGATGCGGTTTAGAAATTTGGCTCTCACCGATGCATCAATACGAGAGAGGCTTTCCAACGCCTCGATGCGAGCAGCCTGTTGACGACATCGCTCTTCGAGCATCGTAATTTCTGACATGGCGTTAGTCAGTGGATGGTTCATTTTTCTCTCCACTTGTTGGGGTTAACGAAATATTAGCCACAGGATCACCGCCCACATCGGTACCGAGACGATGGTGCCGATGATGATGCCGCGAAAGGCACGATGGCCGTCGTAGTCATCGGGCTCTCGTGGTGGCTCGGTCATGCGGCTCTTTTTAGTCGTGCCCCGACACCATCGCCGGGCAGTCGCAGCGATACTCCGCACACGGTCCACGGTTGTATTCCCAAGCATCGTTGTGGTGCATCGAGCCGCTATGTTGGCAGCGCGTGCACCGGGGATACAGCATCCTCGCGCGAAATCGTTCTTCAGCTACAACGGTCGCCACCCGGCTCACGGAGATGTTGTACTTCTCGGCGAGAGCCTTGCGAGCTTCACCCCATTCGTGAGCTGTGCGGATCTCAAGATCACGTTGCCGATTAAGACGCGTCACGCCGCTATCCTCCACTTGATCTCGCAGCCACACCCGCAGGCCGCACACACGGTGTTGCCGTCGAGCATCTCCACGATACGCCAGTCTTGGGTAACGCCGTTCCAAGCGGCGAACGCTTCGGTGCGCACGTCGCTGGAGCCGCAATTGCTGCAGGCTGGAATGGCTTTGCGGTTGGGTAGTTCAGTGAGGTTTGGCGGTTTCATTTTTCTGTCTCCACTTGTGTAATGTATTTCTTGTTGCCGTGTAGTTGTCAAGGTGAAAAACTTGGCAAGGTTGAATTGCCTAATGAAAAAACCGGGACTAACTTGCCGCTGACGAGAGATGGAGGAATGGCCATGGGATCAGTAACTGACGGTCCGACCGTCCAAGATGCGCAGGCCATCACCAATGCCCAGAGCGCTGGCGGGTTTGGCCCCCAGCAACCCGGCGGTTTTGTCGGAGGTGGCGGCTTCGCTCCACAGCAGCCGATCGGCGACATGCAGGCTTCGCTCGGCAACCTCGCGAGTGCATTCTTCGCGCCAGCGCAGCCGCAGTTCGCGCCGCAGCAGTTCGCGCCGCAGCCCACCCCGTCCTTTGGTGGTGGCGGCGGCAAGGGCGCTAACGATTGGGGCGGCGGCGGTATGGGCTTTGGCGGTGACGCCGGATTCGGTGGCGTCGGCTTTGGTGCTCCAGGTGGTGCTCCTTCCGGTGCTCCTTCCGGTGCTCCTTCCGGAGCTCCTTCCGGAGCTCCTTCCGGAGCTCCTCCAGGTGCTCCTCCAGGTGCTCCTCCAGGCGATCCCAGCTCTCCAGACGGCGTCTTCGGCGGTGGCACTACGGGAATTAGCGGCGTTGCCCCCGGCAGCACCAGCCCTGCGGCGGGCGGTCTTGGCCTCTCCAGCGGTATGGCGCCAGGATGGGGCGGATTCGGTAATAGCCCGGGGTTCGGTGACACCGCTGGGTTCAGCGGAACCGGCACCCCATCCGGAATGGGCATTAGCACCGGTATGGGCCCAGGATTTGGTGGATTCGGCAATAGCCCCGGTGATACTGGCGCACTCGGCGGTCAAGGCGGCGACGGTGGCGGCGGCGGCGGAGGCGGCGGCAAGTAAGGCTTAGTCATGGGCGGTTCAGGTTCCGCGACTGATGGCGGGTTTGGCTCGGGCTCTGCCGGGTTTGGTTTAGGCCCTGCACTTGGGTTCGCTCCCAGCGATTCCGTTAGTCCGAACTATGGCGGTTTCGGCTTAGCTGGGCAGACCGGTGGATTTGCTCCAAGTTTGGGTAATCTGAGCGGTGGCATCGCCGGGATTTTTGGCGGTCCAGGCTCCAGCGCTCCCGCAACTGTTGGCGGTAACGTTGGTCAGATCGGCGGCGGTTTGGGCATTGGTGGTCCTGGCGTGGTTGGCGGCGCTCTGGGACCTGGATTCGGCTATGGCGTCGCGGGCGGCTACGGCCAACAGGCCGGGACACCTAGCCCGTCGATAGGTGCGCCCGGTCAGGGCGTCGATGGTTTCGGTGTTGGTGCGACCGGCGTCTTGGGCGCGCCCGGAGGTGATTTCGGCGGCTACGGCTACGGTGGCTTAGGCGATTTTGGCGGCGGCTCCACCGGCTTCGGCCCCGGCTTCGGCCCTGGTCCTGGTAGCGATGGTGGTGATGGTGGTGGCGGCGGTGGCGGCGGTGGCAAGTAAGGCTTAGTCATGGGCGTCAGGATCGCCTGAAAATCCGATGGAGGAGAACGAGCATGGCGACGGATACCAGCAAGATCACTGGCGCTGCCGATGAACTGTCCGCAGGTCTCGCCAAGGGCGGCACGGCCGCCAAGACACTTGGCGCAGAAATCGCCAACGCCATCAAAGCGCTCGACAGCCGGGTCACAGCGCTGGAAAGCGCTGAGCCGGTGCCGGTGCCGCCTAACCCAAATCCAGAACCGCCGCCGTCCGGCGAGTTCGATATTCCGCTGAGCTATAACGATCCGATGTTCACCAACATGACCACGGTGCCCAACCTGAACCCTAAACCGTCGGTGGACTTGCGGAAGGGCGATGTGAAGTCGCATCTCACGATCACTGGCAACGATGGCTGCATTGTTTTCTGTGACAGCGGTGGCACCTCTCAGCTGTCTTACTGCCGGATCACCTCGGACGTCGGCTGTGATGCCGATATTCTGGTGCGGAAATCCAACGGCGCCAACCACCTCATTGTCGATCACTGCTTTCTCGACAACAACCGGCCGACCAATCCGAGCGGCACCCATGTCGATGGCGTTCAACTACAAGATCTACCAAACAGCGGTACGCCACCTTCGACTTTTGAGTTTAACCACAGCATGCTGGTATTCGGCGGCACCAATGTCACGGCGGGAATATTCTGTGCCGACTACTGGTACGGCACCATCAATATTACAAACAGTGTTTTCCAAGCGTGGGTTGGCCCCGGCGTCAGAATTCACTCCGATAAGTCAGGCGACGTTCATCTGAATTTCAAGAATGTGTTCTTTGATCCCCGTGGTAGTGGCGGCGGTGGCTACATGAGGAATGAGGGCGGCAAACTCATCATTATCGACAGTTGGGATAATGTCCGCTACTGCACCGTCAACAATGGCGTGCTGACGCTCGGCGCCGCGATTGCGAAACCAACGCCTGCGCAACTCGCTGCTGGATTCGGTTTCTAACAGGAAATGAACTACATGTTGGACAGACTGGTTGATTGGTGGTTGCGGCGCTGCTCGCATCATGGCGAGCACGTTGCCGCAGATATTCTAGAAGGTTCTGGATCATGCGCAGTCAAATACTGCCGCAGGTGCGGAGCCGTGCGACCTGAATATTCGTCGGAGTGGCGACGCCCTCGACCATTATGGTACTCGCGGGCCCGGTGATGCAACGCGGCCCGCATCGAAGCGGCGCCGCGTCATGTCCTGGGGCTACGTCAGACTTCCTAACCACGTTAGCAAAACAACCGCGATGATGGCGAACATCGTCCAGTCGAGACTGTCATTACTGTTTTCGTCGTTCTGATCACTCATTGTCTGTTCT